AATTCAGACATTTTTTTATTAATTCTAAATTGACAAATTCTATCCCCTTTTTTGATTTCAGTATCTTTTAATGCCGCTACAGGATATCTCCACCAATCATTATCTCCACAATACGATTCGTCAATTACAGCAAAACTATTTGTTTGAAGTATTCCAAAATTTTTATATGTACTTGAACGAGGTACAATATTTGCTTCATATCCTTCTGGTAATTGCATTGCCACACCAAGATGAATAAGTTTAAAATCAAATTGTTTCATTGTAATATCTTCGGCAGAACGTAAATCGATCCAATCTCCAATAGTAATTTTTTCTAGTTTTGTGATAGATTCATCTAAATATTTAATTTTAATTTGTAATTTGTTTGTCATATGTATTCTCCTTTTTATTTTAAATTATAAAATACCCTTTCTTTCATTTCTTTTGCTCTTTCTTTTTTGTATGATGAAGTTTTAACTAAATCACTTTATACCCTGTTTTTCAACATATTTTAAGGGGTTAGACCATATCATATAAATTCACAAATATTTTATTAATTTACAAATTCAAATCTTAAATTATGGGTATGTTTTCTCCTTTCATGTAAAACAGCAGTTATATTAGAAGGTAAAATTCCTAATTTTGTGCCAGCTTGTTTTATACTATTATATATAACTCCTGTTTCAATACATCTAATCTTTTTATATTTTCTTTTTGTTAAATCTGGATTATTTATATATAATTGCTTCATCTTTTTACTATGTTCTTTACTTTTTTCTGGATTGTTTTTATAAAATTCTTTTTTTATTTTACTTATATTTTCCCTATTTTCAATGTTTGAATAATATTCTTTCATAAACTTACTATGTTCTATTTTTACTTGAGGATTTTCTATATAAAATTCTTTAATCTTTTCACTATGTTTGATTAATATTTCGGGATGTTCTTCCCTATATAATTGTAATGATTCTCTTATTTTATTTCTCTCATTTTCATCTTCAAATCTTTTATTTTGAGAATCGCTTAATTTTTGTTTTAATTCATTGTTGAATTTTCTATTATTACCACCTTCGATTGAATTATATCCACACTCTCTGTCAGTAGCATTATAATATTTGATCCATTTTTCTTCTTTTAAATTTAATATTTCTATATCGTCTGCTTCATCTATAATTTCCCATTCCCAATCATCTTCGTTGTATTTTTTTAATGCATTTTTAAAATGATTATTATAATTATATCGTAAAGAATAATAATGATGATATTTTCGTTCTTCTAGTGTATTAATTGTTTGACCAATATATACTTTATTACTTATTTTATTATATACTTTATAAACTATACCCATCTCTAATTTCACCTCCTTCATACTATATTTTATTTATATTAACTAAATTGAATTTGTAGTTTTGTGAATTTATGTCGGCACTTCCAAATAAAGAATTTCGCCTTATTTGTACAGATTTCATAACCATATTCATAATGAATTTAGGTCGTATATCTTGGTCGTTTGACCTTCAAGAAAGTTTCCTTTCATGCTTGGCACAGGATTACCATGCGATTTTTCGTTTAGGCTTCCCCTGTTAGCATAGTCATTAACTACCATTTCCTGTAGTTCCTAATCGTTGACTATACACCCTAGATTTCTAGGTTCACCGACTTTTCTATATTAATAATATAGGGGCATTTTAGTTTACCCAACAATTTTTATATAACTATCTACTACTTCTCCTTGACAAATAGGACATTTATTACCATAAAATGAATGATCATTTTTACATACATTAATTTTTGAAATAAAACTAAAATATATAATACCTTCGCTTGCAAGTTTATTCATTAGTTTCCATGCTTGATCTTCGTCTTTAAATGATTCTGTAAGATTTATATGTAACATGACTCCACCACCACAAGCCTTATCTAATAAAGATGCTACTCTTACTCTTTCCATTGCATCACATTGTTGATTAAGAGGAATCCATTGATTGCCATATATATAAGTATCAATACTATCTTGACCAAATATCAACTTATCTTTTTTGCAAATCTTAATAGCACATGATTCGCTGGGAATTTGTTCCATATTAGCATTATACCCATATATTTTTTTTGTAGTTTTATTTGCTTCATTTATTATGTTTAATATTTCTTTTGCTAATTTTATGCCTTTTTCATTATAGTAAACACCAGTAGCATTTTGACTAATTCCACCAAGTATTTTTATTGTTTCAAAAACACCTGTGATTCCTATTGTGCTAAATTGACGATCTAAATTTAATAATTCAAAATTATATAAAGGTAACAATCCTTTAATAATATTTTTCTTTAATACTTCTCTTTGTACATATAAATATTTATGTGATATATTAATTCTATCTTTTAGAATTTTTTTATACTTCTTAAAATCTCCTTTTGAATCAAGAGCGATTCTAACTAAATTAAGAGTATTGACTTTTGCACTACCAATAGATATTGATGACCCTCCTATAGAATTAAAATGACCTTTTAATTCACTTTCTTTATCATCTTGATTCTCTATATCTTTTAATGAACTGGTTAACCGACAACAACTTGACAACGCATCAACTTCAGAAGCATTATAAATATTTACATCTTGCCAAGTCATATTATGTCTATTAATAAATTTAGCCATATCTTCATCTACATATTTATCATCTTTAAATAATAAACTTGCAGATATTACAGGGAAAGTAAAAAATTTTTCATATCTTATCTCCCTTTCATAATCCAGGAAATCTTTTTGATATTGAATAATTTCTTCTAAATGATCAATAATTAAAGTGCCGTCTGGGAAAATATCATCTCCTAAAAGTCCTATAATATGATCTCTATCAAGAATACTGAAATTTGTATAGGCAGATTGTTCACCTCCTTTTAAATAAGGTTGATTTAAATTAAATAATATTTCTTGCCATTTTTGTTTTTTATACACATCTGCATCTGAAACATAATTTGTTTTTACATCATTTTGCCAATAATAATAAGCATAAATTAAATAATCTGGAATACCTACTGCTCCAGATTGCATATTAGTAGCATAAGATACAAATTCTAATACATGATGATTAAATGTATCTAAATGTTGTGCAGGTTTTGCTTTCATTGTATTAATAAAATATAAACCTTTTTCAACAATTGGTTTTAATGAAAATGCAAAACAATATGGTTTTAATGTTGATTCATGACTATCATGGGAATATAATGCTCCATTAATTTGTAATTCTAACCATTTATCTGCTGTTTCTTTACCGAAATTTTCTTTTAATTCTATGTAAATTTTATTATGTGATAATAATTTATTATAAGGTTTTCTACTTTCACTTAGCATTATAGATACATTTTTATCAGTAACATTACTATTGTCATCAATTGAAGCATTAGCTACATTGTCACTATTCATAAACTTCTTAAAAAAATGAGTTATGTTAAGGGATTCTTTATCTAACCCTTCAATTTCAAACATTTCTTCTCCATATTTCTTTTTAAGTCTTTGAAATTGAATTTTATAATCTTCATCTAAGGTAATTTCAATTCTGAATGTACTATCTTGTTGACTATTATCATTTAATTTCATATATTAATATCCTTTCTTTATTGACTGTATTTTTTTATTGTTTTTAAATTCATATATATATTGGTTCGTTGAAGAAGGAATATATATTATATTTTTATTCTCTTCTTGAAAATCTCCTAAAACACCATAATCAATATAAGTTATATATTTTTTTATAAATTCAATATCATCTAAATAACGCCAAGTATAAATAATATTACATATTTTATCACCATATTCATTTTTAAAATATTTTGAAATTATATATACTGATTCTCTATTCCAATTAGATAATGGTTCTCCGCCTAAATAACATAAAGACATTTTTGGATATATTTCTAACCATTTATTTAAAACTATTTCAATATCATTAATTAATTGTTTATTTGTTGTTTTATATCCTATTCCTTTTTTCTGTAATTCTGGATTATGGCAATTTTTACATTTAATTATTTTGTCACAACCACTATAATAAATAGAGATTGAAGGATACCATAATCCATCATTATTTATACTATTCTGTAAAGTAACATATACTTCATTTGTCATTGATTAATTACCCATTTAATTGCTTCATTAAAATTCATAATTTCTTCATTTATTTGTAAAATTGGAACACTTTGAAATCCTTTCTTTATCATAATATCCATATCATTACATTCCTCATATGTAACTTGTTTTTGGTCTAATTTTTGTTTTAGAATCTTACATTTTGGACAATTATTAGAATATAATATTATTTTATTGATAATTAATTCCTCCTATATTTTATATTTTATAATTTATTATATATTTTTATTATTTTTATATAACAATTTTTA